ACCTGACTGTCATCCCCCCAGACACCCTTACAGGAATCTAGAAGCGACCTCGCCAATTTATCCACGTCGGGTGGAACTGTAGGCAGTGATCTAGTGACCGACTTCTTGCGTGTCAAATAAAACACAGCTTCGACTTTGACTGCACCTTCAAACATGCTGTCATCGCCAGACTGCAACATAGCTTCTTTTACAGCATCAGCAACAGCTTTTCTCCATACCGGTAATCCAGGTGAAGCTTCAATAATCAAAGGTATCTTATTGCCTGCAGCTGAAGTCCTAGTCCCCACATACTTCTTGCTCCCTTGCGGTCTAGGTTCGTAACCAAAGACAGTGAAACTGAAACTATTTCTTGCCATACTCATTGACCAAAATAACTAGATACAGAAAAACCCCTACCACGCCATTCAGGAATGATAGGGGTTGACTTAGAAACAACGAATCTGTGAGCAGTAGGCTACCCAAAACCACACCTACAACCCACGTCTGCATTTAGAAGGGAGCAGATACTACAGGTGCTTTAGGCGCTTCAACTTGAGCGTTATTGATGTCCAACTTGACTTTTCTCCCTGGCTTACCAGTCTTATCTTCAAAGTCTTCAATCTTGACCGACAACTGACCAAACACTGTAACTTCAGTGTCAAGCTGCAGATCATGTGAAACAGCAAACCAGACAGTCCAAGTTCTTGTGTAATCTTCACCGGTTGCAGACTTGTAGCTCTCAACTAATGACAGACCTTGTGATGATGCCCCAAAAACTTTTGATACTTTACCTGAAACTTTTACAACAGCCATTTTGATACTCCTTGTTTTATTTGCGTAAGCAGTTATTTTGTTTATTTGTTGCACTCTAAAGCATAACGCTAGTCACCGACAACATGTGCAGGATTTATACAGTCCCTGTGAGAGCAAATACGTTCCCCAGGTAAAAGCAACAAACCCTGCTCATCTATAGGGTTCAAGTTATGATCTAACTTGCCCTGATGTGGCAGACAACGCAACTTCCCATACTGAATCGTAGTTGCAGGCTTCACCCGACAACTAATACACAACAAATCTTTCCTGCCACGCTTCTCAGCGTTCACAGCCCACCTAAACCCACACCTACGACACTCAACCTGATTATCCTGCAAAACCTATTTCCTGCACTCTAGAGTATTCACCCATGAATTTAGCATCAAAACTGCCTACAGCTCCATGCCGGTTCTTCACAACATCAAGTGTAATCAAAGACTTCTTGCCAAAAGCCGATTCATCAGGATGATTACCAGCATCAATCAGATCATCACGCAAAACATCTTCATTACTTTGCTTCCTGGACAACATAACAATCACATCAGCATCCTGCTCAATCTGACCCGAATCACGCAAATCAGATGCATTAGGAGTATTTTCAGGCTTATTATCTACACGCCTATTCAACTGAGCCAAAGCAACAACAGCGACACCAAACTCTTTAGCAAGATTCTTTAAATCCATGCTTATCTGACTTATCTGCTCATACTTAGGTGCTTTAGGGTTAGCAGCTGAAATTAGTTGCAGATAGTCAACAACAACAACTTCAACATTCCTTTTAGCCTTTACAGCAATCAGATAACTCCTTAACTGAGCTACAGTCTGGCCACCCTTATCAGCAATAATCAAACGATTCTCCACAGTGCGAATCAAATCACTCACCCGATTACGATTAGGTTGAGTCAAATCACCCGACTCCAACAAACCCAAATCAATGCTCAACTCATTAGCAATAACACGCTTCAACAAATCACTCTTATTCATTTCCAATGAGAAAAACAAAACATCATGATCCTTAGATACATTCCAAGCCAACTCCAAACCAACCACAGTCTTACCCACACCAGGTCTAGCACCAAACACATAGAAACGAGTTTCTTTCAAACCAACAATCAAAGTATTCAAACCTGCATAACAAGTCTTTATAAACGTTTTAGGACTCAAAATCTCATTCAAAGCAACCTGCAAATCCCAACGCAAATCAGGCAACTCCAAAGCCTGAACAACCTTCAAATCATCTAACTTAGCCTTAATAGATTCCAGGCGAATATTGATGTCAACTGGATTCTCCAATTGCATCTCATAAGACAACATCATCAGCTGACGTTCAACACTAGACTGCACAACTTTAGTAACATACATTGGAAGATGAGCAGGATGAAAAGCCATCATCATAGAATCAGTAACATACTTCCTGACAACAGGATCACTAATTTTCTCTAAAACAAGAAACACATCCAAAACACCCTTATCGGCATACACATTTTGCATAGCCGAATAAGCAGACTTAAACCAAGGCTTATCAAAATCATCAGGATTTAACTCATAATCTCTAAACGAAATGCCATTAGTATTCAACAAACTACCGATAACAAGTTCTTCAAAATCAACACTTTGTTCCATTATATTTTCCTTTTAGTCTGCGAAGCAGCAAATTTGTCTAAATACTCAAACCAACGGTTTAAGCGTGTCTTTTCGTTGTCGGTGCTAGTGCAAGACCAATCTTTAGAAAAAAAATCTAACAGCTCTAAAACCTTTGCACCTGGCAAACCTGTGGTCTGCTTAGAAACCATGTAACAGTCGCTTTTATGGCTACTATCAAATTTCAATAAATCACTTCTAGTTTTAACTTCTGTTTCATTACTGTTTAGGGGGGTGATATTGCGGGGGTATTCTCCGTGAGTTTGCGGGGGTATTTCCTGTGAGTTTCGGGGTGAGTTTGCGGGGGTATTCAAGTCTAAATTTGGCAAATTTATGTAATACCGGTTAGCCCTTTTAGAGAAATTAGAACCCTTATCCCAAGATAATTCACCTAATGCTCTCAACCTTTTCAAACTACGATCAACAGTGTCCACATTGCAGTTCATCAACTCTGCCAAAGTTTCTTTAGTGCAAAAACATTCATTGTTTTGACGGAACTTAGCCAAAGCGAGAAGCAACAAAAAATCGTTACCTTTAGCCTGACTGTTTTGCCATACAGCTTCATACTCTAAATACTTCTTCATTTTGTCCTTCTATGTGGTTGTCTTATTTCGCTACTCATCAGGATACGTTCAATGTCGCTTATAACAGGTTTAGGGGGTGTGATGATGTGTCTGGAGTTCACACAGTCTTTATACCCACAGATACGCTCACCTGGTCTATACAAGTCCCCTACAGCGTTTATAGGCCGCCACAGCTCATCTAACTCCCCATCAAAGGGATAACATTCAATATTGCCGAGAATAGGATGCAGCCACTTTATACGCTGTTTAGGTGTGGCTTTACAGTCTTGACAGTGATCCCAATTGTCTCTGCGCCGAGATTTTGCTTTACTCCAAGTGCTGTTAGGAACTATCTGTCCACAGCGTTCACAAAACATGTCACCTTCGTTGAAGATGTTTGTGCTGTTATCTAATCTGTTTGTCCGCATAGAAAGACATCTAAGCACATAACATGCTTAAATGCCTAATCCACGCTGAAAGAAACTAAATAGTTGAGTCTTGCAGTCTGTTCGGCTAGTCGTGCAAGCATTTTGGCTCGCAAAATAGGGTCTCCACGAAGTAGCACAACAAGTTCACCGAGTTCAAGCACGTTCGCTTGTAACACGCTAATTTGCTGTTTTAGCTCCAACGATTCCATCAGCCTTACCTTTGATTGCTTCCAGAATACTAGATGGTGCTTTACCTTGTTTCGCTTCATTGTATAGAGAGCGTAAACCTTCAATGTCGTTGATGTTCGCTAAAGCAGTTGACCAGTTACGTTCTACCGGTTCGACAGTTAGCCTGGCAACTTTAGACATCTCTGATGCGCTAGGTCTTTTACCTTTAGGACTAAACTCGTTCCCGAGCAACGATATGCATCTTCCCAGAGCGGAAGTAGAGCAGTTTTCGACAAAGGATGTTTTGTTTACAGGTGATGACCCTAAACGTTCTTCAGCGTAATCTACTGCTAAAGGGTAAACGTCATCTTTGTCTGCATAACATTCAGCTTTGAATACAACCTGATCTGGTGTGAAAGATACAAGCTCTGTATGTAGTCTGCCGTTAGGATACTTGACCCAGAATAAATCTATGCGTTCTTGAACTGTCTGATATTCACTGAGATTGAAGTGTGCCATTATTTTTTACCTTTCACATGAACTACTGCTTTAGCGATGATTGAAACGATAGATATGATGATGACTGCAACGACAATAAAAATTCCTGTTTCGTAAGGTAAATCAAGCGTCATTAGATTTGCTCCAGGTTCTTCTCTAGTTGTAAGGTTTGTTCTTTAAGCGATGCATTTATACGCTCTAAATCTGAAAAATCAAGGTCAGGTCGCATGTTTTGTAACATTGCAATTGTTCCATCCCAAATAATTCTTTGATGATCTAGTTGATTCCAAAACCAAGCTTTTAAGGCTTTTTCAGTATCTGCAATGTATTCAGTCACTTTTGTTTCCTTTTCTGTTGTTTGACGATTTGCGTTTGCACATTTATAGCATGTTGTTCGTGTTTCAGCACCAGGTATGCCTAAAAGTAGAGCATCTACCCCTGAATAAACTAGACCTTCAGTAGTGCCACAAAACTTGCATTTACTCATTGCTACTCCAGGTGACTGTGTAGTTATCTTCCAAATATATCCATTGTGGTAGGTCACGGATTTGTAAAGCAACTTTATCTTCAGTCCAGTTATTGATTCCAACTAGGATGCCTGAGATTGATGTGTTTTCTTTAGGTTTGTTGTTGATCACTATTGCAATCTTGTCACCAACTTTTAGCCCTGAGATGTCTTTTAGTTTTGGCATTATTTCGCTTTCTTTATTGTTAGGTAAGGCACTCCGCCTGCACGTTGACTGAGCGTAACAACTACTTGCCCATCTATTGTGCCTGATTTAGCCCCATTTAAAGCCCCGATTGTTCGTGACTTCATTTCACGCAGATGTGTTTCAGCTGCATCAAAGTCTGTTTGAGCGTTGATAAGTTCTATACCTAGTTGCCCTAGTTCTTCATCACGAGTTTCTATACCTGGCGAGAGTTTGCGGGCAGTTTCAAAAGTGGATTCTGAACCATCCCATTC